TCCTTAACGTAGTCCATCACCTGTCTTGCTGACTCAATCACACCATTGATAGCATCCCATACATGGATAGACAACAGGACACTAGCCTTGAACGTGTCATCACCAAAGATGTTAGGCTCTCCCTTCTCTATCCTATCCTGTATAGCCTCATGGATGTAGCCCTTACATGCGTGTAGTGTGCCTGAGTATGGGACAATCATCACTGGTCTTTTGGTGAGTGTGCGATTGATACCAAACTCCATAATTTTTTTGGCTAAAATGTCACCCTCATTAGCTAGCTTACCAATAGACTGTGCTGCTCCCTCTGCTACCTCAGTGTAGATATCTTGAGGTAGGTCAGCAGGTATCAGGTTGGTAGCCTTACCACCCCTAGCATCCTGAAGGATAGCAGACAGGTGTTGTAGTCCATTGCAGCTACCATCAGCAGACGTAGGCAGGTGTGACACATACCCCCAGCCCTGCTTCACTAGGCCAGCAAACTCTATACACCAGCCAAGGAATTGCCATGGCTTGTCAGCATCCAACCACCATGTGTTATCATATGGGTTATCTGCTACACGTTTGACTTCATCTGCATTGTCCCACGCCCAGCCCTCGCGCTGGTCTAGTGTGATCTTGTCGTTACCATACAGGTTAGCACCATGGATACATAGCCAACGTGCATCATGCCAGTTGTTGATAGCCTTGCCTCGCTTGAATGTCAGCAATCCCTTGCTCCAATCAGCAGACTGAGGTGACATGAACGTACTGTTAGCATACTTGCGTGACCTGAAATCATTCTGCCATACATAGTAGAACTCATCATACCTTGCGTATCGTTCTGCTGTCTGTAGTGTACGCTCAATCTGGATGCGCTTGCTTACTGTCTTGTTGTTGTAGGCATAGGTTTCGTTACGTTTCTTTGACCAGTTCTTAAACTCTGTACGTTCAGCATCGTTCATCTCTGATGGTTCCTTGCTGAATGGGTAGGCTAGTAGTGGTCTGTCTGTCCTAGCTGGTAGACCTGCCCACTCCTGTCCACTATTCCACACCTGTCTTACGATGCTTAACACAGGCTGGTTGATCTGCCATGGTGTGTGTTGCAGTGTGTTAAGACAAGCAAACTCTTGAGATAAGTCCTGCTTTCGTAGCTTGTTCATGTGGTGTATCATCTTATCCCCTTCTTACGATTGGTAGTTTATCCAAGAACTCTCCATAGTATCCACCACCCTCAACATCTGTCCAGTCCTTAGGTACTATGATACATGGTGACCAACGTGGACGAGTGGTGGACATGTGGTCATTGAAGGCAGCTACCCATTCCTCAGTGATAGGTGTAGCCCTCAGGAACGTAGTCGTTTTGTTCCTACTTGTATGCTGCTTCTCTAACCTAACGATGCCTGTGTTCTGGATGATGCAGTCAACGAGCCTCAGACCTACGTGGATACGCTCTTCCTTAGTCCAAGCTAGGTCACCATAGCCATCCTTGTTCATCTTGTGTGTGAGGCCGTAGCGTCTAGCAATAGCACCCTTCTCGTTAGCCTTCTTGATTGTGTTACGAGCAACGCTACCCTCTAACTTGATCCACTTCTCTAGCCTGTCCTGCATCTCTACGTTAGCACCAATAGACTTTGCTACATTCATTAGCGTGTTAGCCTTGCTGATGCCATCAACCATAGACACTAGTGCTAGGTATGCTACCTTCTGTGCATCCATGCCTGACAGTTTCTTATAGGCTATGTCTCTGTTGCTAGTCGGTGTAGTCTGTAGTCTTTCCACACCCTGCGCTGTACCTGCTACCACTGTAGCTATGATAGTCCTGCCGTGTAGTGTGGTGGACTCACGCCCCTTGTCTATACCCTTATCCTTTTCTTTGTTGAACCTGTCAATGCCAGCGTTGAGCATCTCCATCTCTAAAGCTAACTGATTTTCTAAAGTGTACCCCAAAGGAAGACCCCCTTTCACATCTATTAACTTACTATTAAACCTAACACACCGATAACTATCACTCCACCTACCAGTACTAACATCTGTATGCCTTCCCATTCTTCATTGTTAGTCACACATCTTATAGCTGTAGTACTTAGCATTAGAATAATCCACACTATGACAATACCTGCCATGCTTATAGGTATCGCTGTTCATTGTCATCATAGTCAGGCCTACTATCTACCTCTGGTTCCTCTGTCCACTCAGCTAGACAGTTAATACAGAACCACTCAATCAATCCATCCACTGCATACAAGGCTTCAGCCTCACAGTTATTACAGTATGGACAACGCTTGAACCCCATGCTCATACCCCTGCCTCCTCTTTAACTCTTAGTAGTTTACCTGCTGTATACCCATGCTTAAACTTGATGTGATAATTAGCCTCAGTATCCTTGTCGTATGCGTTGACATACTTGTCGTTGTGATACCCTGCACCATAGCCTAGTACATAGGCATCATCAAAGGTGTTACGTTTGTTAGCCCAGTTTCTCCAAGCATTTATCTGTGCATCACGCATCGTCAATCTCCTCTGCATCCTGTGCAAAGAACTCTCTATGCACTGTCTCAGGTTGATATTGTGGTGGTACATCAGTACCATACTCATCCGCTAGATCATAGGCTAGTTGTTCTGCTTGACCAGCATCTTCCGCATCTATATCAATAACTATAGACTCCTCATGGCATATAGCTACTCTGTATCTAGGCATCGTCCTTACTCCACACTAGATTGTTTACCCGATAGTAAGCAGTCTCTAGCTTACCCACTTGAGATAGCCACACATCCTGACACTCAGTTAAGGTTTGTAATACATCCCCAACAATCTCATTCATGTCCCTTAGTGCTTGCTGCTGGTCTGCATTGAGTGCCTTTAGCAAGTCCTTCTTTGCTTTCTTTCGTGCTGCTTCTCTCTTGTGATACTCTTTCATATGATCGGTCATTGCTTTGTCTCCGTCTTGATTGCATGATTGCTCTAGTGACTGGTGTTATCTTCATCATGCACCAGTCTTAGCACAGTCTCGTTGTCGTTGTCAACCTCATAGTCAAACTCAAAGGTGAATTGATTTAGAAAGATAGACAACTCACCATCAAAGGCATCATGGATTACGTCAAACATCTCAGTGATATCATGGATATAGATCGGATCACTGACTAGTACATAGCCCTTGGCCTTACTGTCATACTCCATCAGTGCCATCTCATGCACCCCATCTACCTGTGCTATTGATAGTAGATAGTCGTTGTCCTCGTTGCTAGGTAGTACTAGCTGTAGGTTCTTAATCATTATCTTACCCCCTCTAAAATAGTGGTTCATATGTAGCACCATCATCATGCCTAGACTTTAGACCTGATAGCTGCTGCCTCATGCTTGATACATCCTGACCTTCCCACTCAGCATCCTCTATCTGGACTGCGAGTGCCTTCATCTTGGTTAGGATACACGATAGCCTAGCGTCCTGTGTTATGTCAGGATATGCCGTGTCTATATACATACTCATTTGTATGCCCCTTCCATCATGTCCATGCCTACAATCAGGCCATCAAGGTACGTTAGCATCTCGCGTGGTGCTAGTCTATGCTGAATGATAGTGCTACCCTCATTACAGGTTAGCTGCCAGCCACCATAGTGTGGCGCATTGTTTAGTGCATAGCTTACACCCAGTCGCCTGTTGATCCTGCCTAGTCTAATCTTTAGCATATGTTTAGTGGTTCTCATAGTCCTGTTCCCTCTTTATGTGATAGACGCAGCTTGCAAAGCACGTCAAAGGTTTCTTCCAGTGTAGGCCGACAAGTCAAACAAAATCCTGACCGCATCAGGTTGAAGCCATGTTCATCTTGTACTATCTCAAAGTCAAATGGTAAATCTTTTACGTGTATCATGTCAACCTCCTAAATTGGCAAGGGCAGTAGGAATTGAACCCACTCTTTCAGGGTTGGAACCTGACGTGCTGCCGTAACACTTTGCCCCTATAAAATCAATAAATATATGTAGGCAGTTTATCCACTTGCCTAGGTGGTAGTCTCTCCTTTCTAGCGTAGCGTTAATGCTACGGACTAGGTACTTGGTCAAGTCTTACTACATACCACATGAAAGCCCCTAGTCATGGCTCATGTTTGAAACTCTAGCTAATCCCATGATGCCTGCGCCATGCCATCCAAGTTATGGCTTGCATCTCGTATGCTTTGATGCCTACTTTCTTGGCTGCTTTCTTGTACGCATCCTGCAATAGTGCATATTCTTTCTTGCCTATGTTGGTCTTGTCGTCAGTCAATCCGACACGCTCGTTGTAATAGATATTCCTAGCATGACCATCAAT